GGCTAGCAACGCTCCTTCTACTTTACATTATTATTGTGCAATTCATGGTGGTATGGGTAACTCTATAAATGTTAGCGCAGCTTCTGGAATTACTATTAATTATCCAAAAGGTGCTTTTGTAACTGGAAGCAACAATAAAATTTATATGGTTAAATTAGATGCTGCTAGTGTAGTATCCTCAAACCTTTATCCAACACCTCCTTCTGGATTAACTTATTCCACAGTAGCTAATGCTACTATAAAATATTACAGGTCTGTAGATGATTTAAGAGGAATTACTTTTTCAGATGGATTAATTGCAAATCCAGGTACTATTAGAATTATTGAGGCTTTAGGATGAGAAGTTTTAGTAATACAGTTCAAACAATATTAGCGTCAGATAATATAGAGTTTTTCTTTTTAATAAAATTAAGTTTTAATTCTATTTATTATTTGACAAGTCACGGATCAGATATTACTTATGATGGAAACACTTACAGTGCTAATGGAGGTTTATTTGAAGTAGATTCACCTAAATTTTCGTCAGTAATAGACAGGGAAGCTTATCGAGTTGTAGTAATAGATAACAATAATACTATGAAAACAGAAGTAGAAGCTAATGTAGTAGGAAAACCTATTGAAGTAAAATTAGGCTTTATTGATTCAAATGGAAGCCCTATTACTAATACAGCAGATATTCTTTCTATATATTATGGTTATGTTGATAACCCTATTGTTTCAAACGATTGGGATGCAAAATTAGTAGTGCTTGAAGGTACTTCCGCTTTAGCTGATTTAGATATGATAAATAGTTTTGTTACATCTAGAGATGGTATGGATCAAAAATCTTCAACAGATACTTCTTTTGATCAAATCTATGAAAATAGTGCTATTGAAGTTAAATGGGGTAAAATAGATCAATCAAACGTAGTGGAGGATTAAATGGCTGTATTCAAAGTTATTCAAACTATCCTTACAATTGCGTCTATTGCTTATCAGCGTAATCAATATAAAAAGATGAAAGCAGAACAAGACAAAAGGAGAGGGATGCGAGTCACTGTTAGAGGTGAATCAGAATCTATTCCTGTTGTCTATGGGAGACAAATGCTTGGAGGTATTGAAGTAAAACATCATGTATCTTCCGCTTATACACATACTACCGAAAATGCTAATGCTGTTATTTTTGATAAAGGACTTGGTACAACAAATATAACAGGCACAAAGCATGAGTTTTTATATGTTCAAAGTGCAATATGTCAAGATGGAATTGAAGGGGTTCAATATGTAAATATTGATGGTAAACCTTATGATCTTGATAATGAAGACTTTAAACATAGAATTGTTATAAATAATTCAGGTGGTACTGCTGAAAACTTAGCAACTGCTAATGGAATACGTAATACTAATACCTTTACTGGTTGTGCTTTTGCTACTGCAGTTTACAGATTAAATAGAGCAGAACCTCAATACAGCGGTATACCTGTTACAGAATTTTTTGTTAAAGGTAGAAAAGTAAGAAGCATTACTCAAAATGCAGGTAGTTATTCTTTAAGCTCAAATTATACTTTTTCAAATAACCCTGCTTTATGCTTACTTGATTATATGCTTAATGCAGGTTTTGGTAAAGGCTTAAATGTTAGTGATATAGATTTAGGAACATTTTATAATGCTGCACAAGTTTGTGATGCAACAGTTTTAACAGGTGTTTCTGCTTTTGGTCATATACATGGATTTAAGCCTGTTCTAGACTTTGCTACACAATCTGATTTTCCAGATGTTGGTGAAGAAGCTTATTTGTATCAGGCAACAGATACTAGTCAACTTTATAGTTGGAGTAACTCAGGTGGCAATTACTCTACTTATACAACCACAAGTAATGTTAGAAATGTTCCTTTATATGAGTGTAATATTACAATAGATACTAGTGCTAAAATAAGAGACAATATTGAAGCTATATTACAAACAATGGGTCTTGCAGAATTAACGTGGTCTTCTGAAGGAAAATATAAATTATTATTAGAATATCCTGCAAATCAAGCAGCATTAAATGCTTTAATTCATTCTGATCATCAATTTGATGATAATAGTATTATAAGAGATTCAATAGAAATGAATTGGACACCTCTAAATGATAGATTTAATCATGTTACAATTAGATTTTTAAATGAACATGAAGATTTTAGAGAAGATTCTAAGTCTTTTCCTCCAAAAACAGGCTCGGTATATTCTACTTATTTTGCAGAAGATAACAATCAATTGTTAAGCACTGAAATAAATTTTGATGGTTGTAGTGACCCTTATCATGCTCTTGCTAAAGCTGAACAAGTTGTTAGACAATCAAGAGAAATGTACTCTATTAATTTAAAAGTAAATAAACAAGGTCTTACTTTAGAACCTGGAGATTTCTTTAGTGTTAGTATTACAGATCAAAATATTACAAATGAAGTATTTAGAGTAGAGTCTATTGAAGTAAACGAAGATTTAACTTGTAGCCTATCAGGTTATAAGTTTGATACTGGATTTCTTGCTTGGAATGTTGCAGATAATGAAGCATATGCTACTAGAGTAGGTGTAGAAACAAAAATATTAGGACCATCACAAATTACTGCTACTGATACTGGCTTTGTAAATGATGATGGAATATTTTTACCTGCAGTTGAATTAAACTGGACTGCATCAAATGATTCTTCAGTAAGAAGTTATGAACTTCAGTATAAAGTTTCAACAGATGCTAACTATAGTTCTTATAGAACAACTCAATTATATCATGTTGCAACAGGATTAAAAACAGGAACACAATATACTTTTAGAGTTAGAGCAGTAAGCAATACAGGACGATTTAGTGAATTTGCTACTGTAACTCATACAGTTGGAGGAGATACCACAGCTCCAGGAATTCCTACAGGACTTACAGCAACAGGTCATTTTAAATATATTTCTTTAGAATGGACTAACCCTGCAGATGCTGATTTAGCTTTTATTGAAGTTTATGAAAATACTTCAAACAGCACTTCAGGTGGAACTCTAGTAGGAACAACAAGAGGTGATACTTTCACTAGATCTAATCTTGGGTTAAATCAATTAAGATATTATTATATAAGAGCAGTAGATAATACAGGTAATAACTCAGCGTTTACTGCTGTTGTTTCTGCTACTACTACTTATCTTGATGACCCTGATTTTGCTAACGGTATTTATAGTTTATTTACTTCTCAAGGTTTATATGCTATTGAGGATGTAACAGGATTACCTTCTTCTGGTACTTTTACAGGTGAAAAAGTATTTAATAGAAATGATGGTAAGCTATATCAATGGACAGGTAGTGCTTGGGAACAAGTTGTAGGTGGTGCTGAAGCTTTTTCAGATCTTACAGGAAGTATTGCAGGATCTCAAATTCCTAGTGGAACAATTACAGAAGCTAAACTTGGATCTAACTCAGTAACAGCTGCTAAAATTTCAGCAAATGCTGTTGGTGCAAGTGAAATAGCAGCTAACGCTATTACTGCAACTAAAATATCTTCTGGTACTATTACTGGTGATAAGATACAAGCAAATACAATTACTGGTGGATTATTAAGTGCTTCAGGAATTATTACTGGAAGTGCTCAAATAAATAACTCTGTTATTACTAACGCTATGATACAAAATGCTGCAATTCAAACAGCTAAAATTGGTAATAATCAAGTTACTTTTCCTCAATTAGCGTCAGGATCTTCATCAACATCTTATCCATCTACTAATACAGCTTTACAACAAATTTGTACATTAAGTGTAAGTAACTCAGGTGCAAGTGCAATGGTTACTGCTAACTTTTTTGCTACTCATCATAATAATAATAATCAAACTGCTACTGGTGAATATAGATCATTTAATTTTACTTTGAGAAGAAATGGATCAAGTATTGGAGGATTAAATAATGCTTTTGTAGGTCATATTAACAGTCCATCTTTTACTATTTCTGTTATAGACACTCCTGGACAAGGTACTGCTACTTATTCATTAACTTTTCAAAATGTTGGAGGTAATACTTCAAACTGTAAAGTTTATTATCCATCAATATCTTATGTGGAATTAAAGAGATGAAATCATATACTGTTTTTAATGAGAATAAAATAATAAAAACTTTACTTTGTAGTGAGGAAACTTTAACATTAAATGTTGGTGAAGATGAGAGTTATATTGAAGGTAACTTTAGTGATGAACTTTACTATGTAAAAAATAATGAAATTAAAGAATATCCTAAAAAACCAGAATATCCTGTTAATTTTAATATAAACACTGAAGAATGGGTGTGGGATGAAACTGTCTCTTGGGGTGCATTAAGAGATATAAGAAATACTCTTTTAAGTGAAAATGTTGATTCAGTAGTAAGCAACCCATTAAGATGGGCTAGTATGACTACAGAAAAACAAACAGAGTATACTACTTATAGACAAGCCTTATTAGATCTTCCTCAAAACACAGAAGATCCAAGAAGTCCTAACTTACCCACTCCCCCAGAATAGGAAATTATATGAGTGATTTAAAAGTACCTGTAGCATTAGTTTTTGCTATGGCTGTGCAATTAGTAGCTTTAGTGTGGTACATATCAGGGTTAGTCCATGATATAAACCATTTACAAAAAAGAACTATTGCACAAGAAAAGATGATTAATTTATTAGATGCAGATGTTGGAGATCTCTGGACATTTTGCACATTTACAGAAAATAAGTGGTCTGAATCTTATACAGACGATATGGTTTATGAACGTGTCTGTGGAAGTAAAGAACCACCAAAGGAGTAATTATGGGATTTAAATTAGGAAAACGTTCCTTAGAAAAATTAGAAGGTGTTGATGAAAGTCTTGTAGCCGTTGTTAAACGAGCTATTGAATTGACTAATATTGACTTTGGAGTTATTTATGGACTTAGAACTGTTGAAGAGCAAGAAAAGCTTTTTGCAGCAGGGAAGTCACAAACAATGAAGTCAAAACACCTTGAAGGTCGTGCTGTTGATCTTATGGCGTATGTAGATGGAAAAGGTTGTTGGGAACTTAATGTTTACGATGATCTTTGTGACGCTATGAAAGAAGCAGCTAAAGAACTAGGTGTAGCAATTAAGTGGGGTGCAGCTTGGAGTGAAGGAGATATTCGTTCTTATTCAGGCTCATCAGAAGACGCAATGATGTCATATATAGACCTTAGGCGTAGTCAAGGAAGACGCCCTTTTATTGATGGACCACATTTTGAACTTATGTGAGGCAGTATGGCAGCAACAATTTTAGATGATTGGAAGATATTACCAAGGCTAATGATGTTATCAGTAACGATATTAACTTATCAAGCTGTTCATTGGTTTATGGGTCTTCCTGATCCTTCAGTAGCTCAATCTGGACTAGTTTCAGTTTGTATGGGCGCATTAACAGGTTGTTTCGGTATTTGGATGGGTAAAGAATCTAAAACAACAGTAACAGCTAGTAAGGTGACACATGAACAAACTTATAAAGGTACTCCTGATAGCAGGTAGTTTATTACTTGTAAGCTGTTCTCCTTTATCTTGGATTCCAAGTTTTGGAGGCGGTAGCGGAACTAATGTAGCTGCTAATACTCAATTAGGAAAAACTAATAATCAAACAATAGGTAATAGCAAATCTACTGATCAAACTTTAAAAGTAGAAGCAATATCAGGAGACGTAAAACAGTCAAATGATGAAAACAAAGTTAATACAGAAAAGGTCGATTCAATTACAATAAATGAAATTGATCCTTGGATACTATTATTATTAGTGTTAGGTTGGTTATTACCTTCTCCACAAGAAATATGGGGAGGATTTTTACGTATGATTCGAGTAATACGTGGAAAAGAATAAATACCTGACGTTTAAGAATAAAGGTTAATTAAAGAGACAGATTATTGTCTGTTAGTCTCTTAAAGAGGGGGTTAATTCCCCCTCAATTAATTTTAAAGGAGTTAGCAATGGCTAAGAAAAAAGATCCTCGCCTAGAGAGGGCTGGAGTTAGTGGTTTTAATAAGCCTAAGCGTACTCCTAGTCATTCTACTAAGTCACATATTGTTGTAGCTAAAGTAGGTGATCAAATAAAAACTATTCGTTTTGGTTCTCAGGGTGTTAGTGGTTCTCCTAAAAAAGAAGGTGAATCTTCTAAGTACAAAGCCCGTAGAATAGGGTGGAAAGCTAGACATGCTACCAATATAGCCAAAGGCAGAATGAGTGCCGCATACTGGGCTAATAAAGTAAAATGGTGAGGAATAACCAATGGTTCAATTAACAAAACCTACTAAGGCTATTAAAAAGTCAGTAGCAGATCCTAGTGATAGCTATCAATCTTTAAAACCTTTGTGGAAGAAATCTAGAGCCGTTTTGCAAGGGCAAGAAAATGTTAAAGCACATGATGAATATTTAGAACATGATTATTCAAATTTACTTCTTCCGTTTTCACCTAGTATGACGCAACGTCAATATGACTTTTATAAAGCAGAGGCTGAACTTCCAGGATTGACTGCACAGTATTGTAAAGTACTTATTAGTGCTCTCCTAAGAAAAGACTCTCATTTAAAGTTACCAGAAGAATTACCTGAAGACTCTTATGATTGGATTAAAAACAATTTTACTTTAGATGGTCGTTCTTTATTTAATTTTTTAGATAATGCTCTTTGGGAAGAACTTCAAACTTCTAGAGCATGGATTTATGTTGATTATCCAGAATTAACTGAACAACAGTTTGATGCAATGACTCCACAAGAAAAGATGAATATAAAACCTTATCCTGTAGTTATTGAAGCTGAAAACGTAATTAACGTACAAACAGATACACATCCTATTACAAGAATTAAAACTTTATCTCGAATTGTTACACGTTACTTAGTAAAACGTTATAAAGAAGAAAATCCTTGGCATCCTAATTATGTTGACACTGTGTGTGATCATTACTTAGATGATCAAGGTAAGCTTGTATTAGATTATTATGAGCATCCTGACACTAATAGTCAAGTAAAAGTTCTTAATGGTGATGTTACGTATGAATATGAAGATAGACTTACAGAAATAGGTTTTAAAAAAGTTAATACTGTCTTTCCAACAAAGTTCGGAGAAAGACTTTCTAAAATACCTGCGTGGTCTATCAATGGACATTTAGATCCAGTTGAACCTGTACTATTGCCTTTAATTGATAGAGAAATAGCTTTATATAATAAAGTGTCTAGACGAAATCATTTATTATATGGCGCAGCAACTTATACTCCAATTGTTCAATCTGACATGACAGATGAAGAATTTGAAGATGTTGTTAACTCAGGTCTTGGCTCTTGGTTAAGAGTAAGAAAAGACGAATCAATAACTGTTTTAGAAACGCCAACTGCTGCTTTAGCTGATATGGAAAAAGCTATTGTAACTACAGTTGATGAGATGGCTAAAATGGGAATTAGAATGTTATCTCCTGAACAAGCAGCTTCAGGGGTAGCTTTAGAAATTCGTAATGCTTCTCAAACAGCACAGCTAGGAACACTTAACGCTAAAGTATCAGGTACTCTTAGAGAAGTTATAGCTTTTATGCTTAACTGGAAATATAATACTGAATATACTGCTGAAGATGTTGAATTTCAAATGTCTAGCGATTTTGCACCTATGGTTGGTGGAGAAGGCGCAATGCGTTTAGTTTCCGAATGGTATCAAATGGGTATTATTAGCCGTTCTACTTGGATTAATATTGCTAAGTATAATGACTTTTTACCTGCTGATTACAGTGATGAAGAAGCTATAGAAGAAATACAAACAGATCCTTTGTCACAGGCAAATCAACAATCTGATGATGAAGTACAAATAGAAGAATAACTCTAACTACTCAATGGAGTACTAGATGAATATTAATGATAAAATTTATGATCGCATAGTAGATCACATGACTGATGTTAGGTTGTATGAAGAAAGTGTTCAAATTCAAAACAGAAGAATACTTAAACGACATAGAAAAAATGTTAGAGATCTTTTAAGAAAAAATATAAGATCAGATATGTCTAAAGAAGTTAGCCGTTTTGGAACAGAACTACTTTCTCATAAAAAAAATTCAATAAAAGAATTTTCTACATCTCAACTTGATTTTCATAGCGATAATCTTTATAAAGAAGTAAGAAATTTTTATAAAGTTAAAAAACCTAAAACAAAAGAATTAATTGCAGAAATAACAGGACCAACAATGAAAGGTTCTAAAAGTTTAATTCAAAATGTTAAAAATATTTCATCAGGTGAATTAATAAGAATTCAGACTAAAGTTAAAACTGGATTAGCAAATAATAAATCACCTAATGAAATAGTCTCTGATGTTTTAAAAACAACTAAAATTACAGAATATCAAGCAAGAACATTAACAAGAACTGCAATTACTTCTACTCAAACTACTGCATTAAGAAAAGTAGCCGAAGATAATAAAGAATTAATAAAAGGTTTTATGTTTACTGCAATATTAGACTCTAGAACAAGTCCAATATGTAGTCATCATAACGGAAAACTTTATGATATAGACGATAAAAGATTTATTCCTCCTTTACATTGGAATTGTCGTTCTTCTTTAACTCCTGTTTTAAAAGCAAAAGATGAATTGCTTAAAGAAAAAAATATTAATAAAACAAATATTAAAAAAGTTAAAGATGAAAGTTTAAACGGATTACCACCTAAAAAAGAGTCTTTTGGAGTTTGGTTAAGAAGACAACCAATGGAAATTCAAAAAAAATTATTAGGATCAGAAGAATCTGTAAATCTTTTTAGACAAGGTAAATTAAAGGCTGAACAATTTATTAATCCTAAAGGTAAAGCACTAAGTATACAAGCTTTAAGAAACAAGGCTGCAAACGCTACTGCTATTTATCGTCCTAAACAAAGAGTTAGAGAAACTGGTATTCGTTTAGATGCTAGTAGACCGAGTAGTTTACTTAGAAGTCCAAAACATAAAGATGATTTAAGACAATTATTTTTAGTTGATTCAGATGACTTTAATCAAAGCTTATCTCTTACTGATTTTAAAGGAACTAGTTTAGTTGGTAAACAAGCTTCAAGACGTAGAGTTGGGAATGTATTTGATGAAAGAAATTTTAGTGCAGATCCTTTAACTGGTGAAATAAAAAACAATAATTTATATGACCCTGATTTTAATCTTTTTCAAGAAAGATTAGATTTTATGCGTAATTCTAAGCTAATAAAATCAGATGAAAAACAATTTATTGAATCCTTTGTTTCAGGACTAGATGATAAAATTTCTGTAAATCAACAAACTGTTGCTGTTGAAAACTTAAGAGTTGTTTTTGAACGCTATGCAAAAGATAAAAAGCCTTGGAGTGATTTTGCCTCTGTAGTAAGGGCTGAAAATAGGTTTGCTGTTCAAAACGTTTCAAGACTGTTAGACACTAGGTCTAAACAAAGATCTCAAATGTTTGTTAGTTATCTTTCTCAAGATAAACCTCAAGTTCAAATTATGGGTAAATACTATGATTTTGATGATATACAAAACACTCAATTAGTAGATCAAAGATTTATTGATGCTTGGAGAAGAACACAAGGTAAAAAGCTTGCTACTAAATTGTTTTTTAGAGGTAGAGCACCTATGAGAGTTTATTATCAAAAATTTACAGATAATTATCCTAGTAAAGAAAAAATAATAAAAGGGCTAAGAAAAAATAAATCTTTTGATTTTGCTTATAGAGCTTATAAAGCAGCTAATAAAGGAAGAGAACCAACTGATGCTTGGATAACTAGAACAGCAGCAACTGGACGAGAAAATATTAGACGAATTTTAGATTTCGAATTTTTAGTTGCATCTAAAAAACCAACTAGTGCTTTTTTTAACGATGAAGCTTTAGATAGTTTAACTAAAATAACAAAGCTAGTATCTTCAGGACAATCAACTGACTATGACACTTTAGCTATTAATATTGGAAAACAATTTTCTGAAGATTTTAAAAATATAATTCCTTTTACAAAACATACTTTAAAACAACATCATCAAGAAGGATCTAAAATACTTGAATTTATGAAAGATCAAGGATTAATTAGAGTTAATTTTAGAGGTAAAACTAGAAGAGGTGTTGTTGATTTAGAAACAGGAAGAGCGTCAGGTGGTTGGGGAGATACAATATCTAGAGAAGTAATTGTAATAGATAAAAATCTTTTAAGACTTCAAGAAGCAGAACGTAGAGTAACTATTTCAAGAAGATTAGGAATAACTTCTGCAAGAGATAGGCTATATGTTAAATCTAATAAAAAAACTTATGTAGATGCAAGAGGTAACGATACTGGACTTCCTTTAGTTTCTAGAGATAAATTTCCTGACTATGATGAAAAGCAAATAGATCGTGATATGGCTAAAATGCTTAATCATGTAATGGATGTAGAATATGGAGTAGATCAGGACTTTTCTGTTTTTATGGATGATCTTGTTAGATTTAGAGACCCAAGAGGTCGTACTAAGTATTATGACTCTATTAATGAATTTCGACATGAAATTTTAAGAAGAGGCGAACAAGGTTACGGTTTAATGTCTACTGTTAAATATCATAGACAACGTAATAAAAATTTTAGAACATTAGCTTTTATTGATTCTAGAGGTAGAGTTTATCATAGAGGATTTTTAACACCTACAGGAGGTGAAGTTGTAAGACCTTTTTTAAATTCTGGTAGAGCAATTAATATGACTGAAGAAGCCTTAGACGAGTTAGAAATTCAAATTGGTGCTATGATTGGTCCAGGAACTGAAGCTTTAACACAAGCAGGTAGACGAGAAATATTTAAACGTAATAAAGAACAAATTGTTTCTTTAGGTGAACTAATGCTGTCTAAAACTCAAAGAGATAGAAGGCTTAGAGAATTTTTAGAACATCCTTTATTAAGGCCATTAGAAGGTCCAGAAGTTCCAAAGATGGCAAGAATGGCTTTAGAATATGCTAGAATTGAAAGACACAAAAAATCAGGAAAAGCTTTAACAACATACAAAACAAAATTAATGATTGAAAATGATGCTAGTTCTTCTGGTGCTCAAATTATAGGGTTATCTACAGGAGATAGGGCAATTTCTGAAGCTAGTAATGTTTTAGCAACTACTCAAAAAAATAGACTTTATGACTTAGTAGCTATGGATACAGTTAACGATCCTGAATTTTTAAAAATACCTGCATTAAGAGATGCTTCTATTACTTGGGAAGACTTAGCTAAAGCAGCCAAGGCTCAAAATATGGTTTCATTTTATGGTGCTGGAGCGGCAACTAAATCTGCTAATGTAGCTAATAAATTTTCTAAAGTTTTAGATAACATGGGTTTTATAACAGTTACAAAAGAAAACTTAAACTCTACATTAAGAATTGTTGATGGGAAAATTAAAATAGCTCAAAGGCAAGGTGCTACAGGTTTAGTATCTGAATTAACTTCTTTTAAAGATGAATTGGTTGAATTAATAAATAAAAGTCAACCTGTAGGAAGAACTTTATTAAAAGAAGCTCAAGATATTCACCCTGATGTTGGTAATTTTGTATTAAAATTAACTAATTCTAGAAAAGGAATTGTTGGTCCAAAAGACTTTTCTGAAATCTCTAGAATTATGAGTAAAAATATGTCACAGAGAGCGCCTATAACAGATAATTTTATTAATTTCTGGAAAAAAGCTTCTGTAACTTACGTCAATGATACTAAAAAGGTAGATATACCTTGGGTAACATTTGATGGAAAAATAATGACGCAACGGTATCGTCCTAAGATACAAGAGCGCATAGAATTCACAGATCCAATAACAGGCAGAAGAATTAAAAATATTTATGAAGCTGCTGCTGAAGATGGAAAACTTTTAGGTAAGGGTTCTATTAATGATGCAAGAATTGGATTAGGAGTGAATGGAAATCACAGCAATGACGCTGCTATCGTACGACAGTTCCATTTATGGGCAAGAAAAAACAGCGTTGAATCTGCTACAATCCACGATGCTTTCTTTACTAATATTGGTGAAGCAAGACGTGCGAAAAACGCTTTAAGAACCATCTATGCAGATGCTCTTGGAGGTGATACTATTAGAAAGACTTTACGTGAAATGCGTAGACAAGGTCTTTCAAGAAAATCTTACAATGAACTTTTAGCTTTAGCTAAAAAACAAGGGTTATTAGACCCTGTAAATAAGATTACAAGAAAAGACATACTAGAGCCTTTATCTGGAAATAAAGACTGGTATGGCATTGGTCCATAGTTATTTGTAATAGCCAATAGGACTTTTAACCGTGTCTGTGACACATTTAACCAAACTCAAGCTGTGCTTGAAAGGAAAAATTATGAGTGAAGAAGAAAATAAAGTTAATGAAAATATAACTGAAACAAATGAAACTGAAACAGTTGAACAAGAACCTGTTCAAGAGGCATCTTCTACAG